AAATGTCATCAATTGGATCAGGGCTCAAGTGGTCAAGTACGCTGAAGCCCGACAGTAATTGTTTACCGATGCATCAGGGCTTAAGAGTAATTAACTCTGTACTTGACCCCGGATCCCCGTCTAGATGTATCTGGTGGTTAGCCTCTCCGCGACACCGGGGATCTGGGCTCAAGCTTGTGGCCAAGTAATAACTTGCGCTTTTCTGCAATACTATCACTAGTATTGGGACTCACTAGTCATTACTACTTGACCCCAGAACTATCACCGGATGTCACCCGATATTTTAGATGGTTTCGCCATCTTTCCCTAATTAAAGGGTTCTAGACATCTTTAGGTCTAGCAATAGTTCTGGGCTCAAGTGTCTCGCAGGCGAGAATCTTCTTACGCGTTATACAATTCTATATCCAAAGGACATCACGACCTGAAATATAGTCCAGCAATGGCCAGACGACCTTTATACTTGAGCTCAAGGGCGACACTAATGAGAAGAGCATTACCTATTTTCAAGTCGTGTCGCCAATTGGCTTTGCTTATCATCCACAGGTCGAGACCCGTTTATCTTCAGCAATATTTTATTTTAACATAAAATCCTATAACTGTCAAGGTCTAATTAAATTGTCATCGTTGTATTGTTCTTTCGTTATTGGTCTGCGTTCATTGGTTAATGTATTCAGCCAATGCCAATTAGATTGTCTATCTTCTGCGTCCCAATTATAATCATAATCTTTAACCCACGCATTTTCTTCTGTTAATTTAATTGGCTCAACTATTCTTCCGAAGTGATTGACAGCTTGTTCACCGAACTTATTAAACCAATCATCTTGACATCTCATACAACATGCATTGCCACCAAGATAATAGAAGCTTGATCTTCTTCTAGTCTGATAATACTTGGCGCCTTTCGGTCCTCGTATTCTATCCTTAGTTCTATAAGTATGACACTTTGGTCCTTGGCAGTATTTCATTTAATACCACCAGTATAAAATTGCCATTACTACTACTGCCATAATTGGATAAAACCAAATACTGTCCACTAGCATTTTAAACCTTTCCTTTCCACTTTTTCCATAAATAATCATTTTCTTATCTTATAATATCCCATAGCCTTTGTCAACTAAAAAATTTTTGCAGATCTGGGGGCGGGCCCACCCAAAAAGAAAAAATAGGGCTTGACAGCTTAAAGTGAATACTATAATCTCCTAGATATTAATATGAATAAAAACTATTAAACTATATAACGCATTTGCCAAATGGCAGTACAAAAACGCATTTGGCAAAGCACAACAGAAAGGACACAATGGCTAGAATAAGACTTAATCAAGAGTACAGAAACAAGATCGCAAATAGAATGAGAGTACATCTTGAACAAGAGAGTACGCAAGAAAGAGAAGCATACTTTCAAGCAAGAGAGGAAATAAAACCCTTGCAAGATAAAACTTGGGAACTTGCTGAACAAATAGTCAGACGACACTACACCCCTGAAGATGTTAAAATGGCTTATCACTTACAAAATAAGTTTGATAATGTAAACACTATTGCAAAAGATAGTTGCTTTCATTTTGGATATCAAGGTCAAGTAGAAGAAAGAGATGAAAATGACAAACCAATTATGAAAGACAAATATATTGAAAGTCATTTTGATTTTAGACTTAATGGCAATATTAATGGGAACGAAAATTCAAGAGATATGGATTTTGGTTATGCCTATTTTAGAGATGAACTAAAAGGGCGAGAGGATTGTAATCCTGATATTAATATTGAAATGAAAGATAAGGATAGAAACCCACACCAACAAAAATTTCAAGATGCCAATGACAAATATCTTGGAACTAATGGTGGTCGTGAAAATCAAACTTCTTATGCGAGAGAGTGGAACAATGATTATGTTCTTGATTTAATTGGTCGTGAATATTGTAGAGATAGATCAATCGCTTGTAATAAAGAGGAATATGATGTCCTGATGTTCTGGCAACAAAAGAAAGGTCATTTAATTACTTGTCATGAAAAATGGATTGAGAGTATTTTAAGCCAGATGAAAGAGATTAAACTTGGGCTAAGAGGTTATAAATATTTAGATGAAGCAATTGAGTTATGCACCGAACTGGGCTTGTCGGTTAATGATGCTGAGATTATCAGAACAAACTCAACTGGGCTTGTTATCTATAATCCAAAAAATCTTGCTGATAGAATAAAAGGTATGAAGAATAAAAACATATCAAGAGAGCAAAAAATTGCTCTACGCAAGGCATACGACACACAACAACAATCACAACAAAAATAGTGCTTGACTTTATATATGGGATAGTGTAATATTATCCCATGTATAACAAAAGAAAGGATAATACCATGTCATTAAAAATAGACATAATCAAAAAAGTGCTGATGTTAGACACAATACAAGAACTTAAAAATGTTCTTGATGTAGTTGGAGATGCAATCAGTAGAGAACTAGACGCAGATGATAGAGAACAAGCTGAGTTTAGAAAATGGAAAAAAAGAAACAGCGAGGAATCTGATGACAAAATTAGATTCTAGCATTTTCTATATTAAATACTTCGCCACTAAACATGGCGAAACTATTGAGAGGAAAGGACAGTTAGATGGAGTTGCCAAAGGCGAGTTCACTGCTAAAAAAGGATATCCATGTTTTAATTATTTGGATATCTGGGCTACTGAAAAATTCGGAAAGCCACAATATAGAACTGCAACGCATAAATGGGAGTTCAATGAAACAAAAACCATTTAGAGTAAATATTAGTGGGGCAGATTTGCCCCACTATCTTTCGCCGAAAATAATATCGGCAGTTGGATATATTCATCAAGCTAGTCCAAGTATTCCCAACGCAATTAAAAGAATAGATAAGATGAAGAATTACTTATCGGAACAAGAATTAAAATGGGTTATGGCTCTTTTAGTTTTTGATAGATTAGTTGATATGGCTCAAAGCAGTAATGAGTTTAAAGACTTCAAGAATACAGTTGATGAAAGAAAGAAAACAATTAATTAAATGCCTTACGATTGGATAGACGAAAGAATAAAAGAACTTTGGACAAGTGTAAGAAAGTTATATAAAGACTACGCGCACTTACCTCGCACAAGTTATTGGCACAAGCCATATAGAAACTGGTTAAGCCATGAATTGTATGCGATCAAAGTTTTAAAAGAATTAAAGAATAGCTTATCCCAATAAGTTATGCATGAACGAGGCGAGAGATCGCCTCGTTCTAAATGTCTGTCAAGTAAAATCTCACAATCTCCCATGTTATTTTTGCATAGCTCGTGCAAGTTGTAGCCATTCGGGGCGGGCCCACCCCCCATAGGTCGGGCATCGGGGGCGGGCCCACCCTAACCAAGGGGAGGGGTCCCAGTTTTTGCATACCTCAGATTTCCCGGGAGGGGCCCACCCCCTAAAAACAAAAAAAGGGGTCCCAAGGTTTACCCTTTATTGCTTAATTCAGACTCTCATGGTAGAACTTTTATAAATGGTTCCATATCATGATAGATGACATAAATTTTATAAAAAAATTACCATTAGCGGAACAAAAAGAATACCTAAAGACTTATTTAAAAGCAGATCAACTAGAAAATAAAAAGAAGTGTCATAATGACTTCCTAGAGTTCGTTAGGTTTATTTGGCCAGAGTTCATTAGTGGTTATCACCATAGAGTTATTGCAGAAAAATTTAATAAAATTTCTACAGGAGAAACGAAGCGTTTAATCGTCAATATGCCTCCAAGACACACGAAGTCTGAATTTGCATCTAATTATTTACCTGCTTGGATGATCGGGAAGAATCCTAATTTAAAAATTATTCAAGCAACCCACACAGCAGAACTTGCTATACGTTTTGGAAGAAAAGCTAAACACGTAATTGATTCTCCTGAATACAAGGAGATCTTCGATACTTCGCTGCGAGAAGATTCACAAGCAGCCGGTCGCTGGGAAACAGCGCAAGGAGGTGAGTACTTTGCGGTAGGGGTAGGAGGTGCCATGACAGGAAG